AATCAGACGTTTTAACTCACCACTAGCCACACGCTCAAACGCACTCGCCATTTTCTGGTGATGCCGCCCACTAATAAAGCTAGGCCACATGAGATTCACAAAGGAAATGAAGTCTTCCTTAGCTTTCTTTTTGTTCTGCACATCCTCAAGAGCTTCAAGATCCTTGAGAAGGGCAGCTTTCTCATTGGGTGGTAACTTTGATATCTGAGACAGAACTTGACTTAAATCTCGCAAGCCGTTCCCCCTATATATATCAGGTAAACAGTTATATACCTTTAACTGTTATATACCTTTAACAGATATATAACTTATCTATACCTGATATATAATAGTAGTAAATATATAATATGCTGTTTTATGAAAAAAGTTTAGAAAAGTTCAAACTTTTATTGAAGTGGTTCACAAGGTTCACAAGGTTCATAGAAAAGTTCAAGGTTCTACTGGTTGCCTCAAAACAATCCTTCACAACCTTCACAACCTTCATGATCTCTGTAGGTCAATCATAGGGTGGGGTCTCTGTTTCACCAGTGTTTGAGATTATTTGTGTGTAATACTATGTATGGTCAGAATAATCGGGCGCGACGATCAGGGGGGGATGGGGGTGGGTGGGGGTAAAACTCCTTTTAATTCTGTGCGTGTGCGAGGCAAAAGCTCAATAGCACTTTTCCATCACATGCCCAGCCGCTTCAGCCGTGCTTCGATATCCGCCTCTATCTCATCAGCGCTACGCTCTGCTTTTTCTGTGGTTTCCACACGATCAATCCACAGCCCGCAGTTCTTGCCAAGCAGTTCCAAGGCCCGCACTCTTGCGCCATCCTGCACGTTCTGATCCAGAGCAATATCTTGAAGCTGTTTCAAAACCAGATCTGTTCGAGAGAGGCCCAACACGCGCTGCTCTGCTTCTTTTTCCACAGCTAACTGTTCCAGCCTAGTTGAGACCTTGGGGTTCTCTGCTGCGAGCCTGTAAGCCTCACGATGCACTGTAGCGTCAGCCATGTTCTCTGCATCATACGCGGCTCTGTAGGCCTCTGAGAAGCTGCTACCGCTCATCACCGCCATACAAAAGGCTTCCTGCTTGTCAGTCAGTTGACCTACTCCAGCGGCAGGAGATCGCTTACGGGTTTTCTTTGGTTCACTGGCAGCAACAACCGTGAGCTTTGGCTTGCCTTTTGACGTGCTGCTTGTTGGTTTCTTTGTCATCTGTTGCGCCCTTTTCCTAATGTTTTCAGTGGGTGGTATTATTACACCCCACTAGCAGCTTGCACCCCTGCCCCAGCAAATCACCCCGCGAATCAGCAAAACGAATCACCCGCGAATCACCCGCGAATCACCCCTGATTTTACGTGCTGCTTGTCCATCTGGATCCCCGCTGCAAAAGTTCTATTGCACTTTTTATACCAGCCAAACCCCTACTTTTAAAGGCTTTTAGTGCTAAGGTAACTTTATTCAACATTAGGGGTGGACAAGGGAGTCATAAGCTGCCATAAGGGTGTTGCGGATTCGTTGAGATCCAGCGGCGTCAGGAAGGAGCGCCACCGCCAACAACCCCGTTTCGCCAGTTTCTCTCTGGAAGTGTCATAAACCAAAAGAGACGCCGTAAGGCCAAAAGGTCAGACCCAACGATAATAATTACATGTCTGACTGAGTAGGGAACCAGAGGTCGTGCCGCAGTAACGGCAAGTCAGTGATCGTTAGTTGATCCCCGTAAAACGGGGTTTGGTATCGGACGTTTTCTCTCGCTGGGCAGTGATGCCTTCCACAAGCATCATCCCCCAGCAATGTCAGTGAGAAACGGTAGAGAGCGCGAAAGCTGGCTGTTTGTGAAATTTTTGTAGGGGCCGCAATGGTGCTGCCCCTGTGACAATTTCATGAGAGGAGAAACCAACATGAATACACCCAGAGATCTGGCAATGGAAATCATCTATGACCGCCATTGGGTCAGTGAAAAGGACATGCTCCAAGCTTGCTTGGCATACATGTCATGGGATGACGTTGCCGACATGCTCAAGACAAACGAAATGCTTGAGCCTTTCATTGCCAGCTATCTGGCAAAACACCAAATTTATGAAACCTCTTGAAAGGAGAAAACACAATGGCTTCAATTAAATCTGCAATCCAAAACATTAACGCGTCAGGCATCTCTATCGAGATCGTCATGGACAACGGCATCAAAGGTGATCACGTCTTGACCATCAAATCAAATCAAGAAAACCGTTATGCTTGGACATATACGATGACTGACCCGCAGGGCAATCACTGGCGTCTGCGCTCAGATTATTTCCTGCATGATGGTTTGAATGAGTTCGATCAGGAAGACATATTCCATGTCAGCGCCATGGCCCAAACAGTGATGGCAACTGGTCATCAATGGGATAAAGGCGGCTCACTAATCCAAGACGGTTTCGCCATAAGACGCGAGATGATGCAAGGATCAAAAGCTGCAAACAATGCGGTTGGAGAAATCATAGACCAGCGCAGCGCGTAAGGTTTTACACTACATGCCCCGTGATCATGCGGGGCATTGAGGGTAAAATCGCCCATAACATTGTCAGCCTAGAAGGAAGATACAGATGACAAAATCAGCATTTCAAATTCAAGACGCAACCGTGAACCTGATTGGCAAAGCGGAGCAACAGATCGGTTCTCTGAAGGCCGATAACAAGGCAAACAACGAGGTTGCAAACGGCCACAAGATCGGGGCCTATTGCGAGCTTATCGCTGCGCTTGCACCCGTCAAGTTGGTCAAGGGCAACCTGCCCCGCGCTGCTTCAAAGCAAGTGCGGGAAGCCCTCGCTGTTGCTGGTCTGAAAGAGGCCACCATCAAGCGTTACATGGAGAACTCAGTTGGTGCGATACGGCACTTTGAGATCAGCGGCATGGCTAACGCCACTGCCACCATGGTTGGTGAGTTCTTTGAAACCCACAATATCGACAGCGAGAACAAGCTGGCGAAGCTGGTCAAAGGTGAGGGCGGTAAGTCCAAAGCCCAGCGGTTGGCTGAGCAGGTTGTTGGCAAGTGGTCCACAAAGAAAGACGACAAGGGAAACGCGGTCCAAGGTGACGTGTTCAAGGATGGCCTCGATGATGCTGAGCTTGAGCAGTTCGAGGATATCATGCGGGAGCTTTTGGCTGCGCGTACTGCCTACCGCAATGCTGAAGCAGCTAAGGCTGCTGAGGCTGCTGCGTCTGAAGAAAATAAGGATGTCAATGATGTCATTGCACAGTTCGCCGCCTAAAGGTGCGGCTGAGGACGATGCTGAGGTGAGCCGCATACTTTCAGATGAGAGTGTGCGGCCCATGTCTGATCGCCTCAAGGCTTTGGTTGAAAAACTAAAGAAGTTCGATTGAACTTTTATTGCGCCCCTGCAAAGCGGCGCAACGATGGTTCAACAGAGGAGTGAGAAATGCCTAAATTTTTAGTTTTCAAAGCGCACCTGACAAAGGTGGATCGTGACATCGTAAACGGTGAGACCGTCAGACATGGCGGCTGGGGCGCAACCCCAAAGCTTGCAGCCTATGCGGCTGTTTCGCATTCTATCGGCGGCTTGTCTGACGCGGATTGCATTGAAAGAGAAGTGGATGTTTTAGCTGCAACAATCCACCGTGTTTATGTCCATGGCATCACAGCCATGGCTGACAGTGTTGAGCAGATGTTTGAGTATGACAACGCGCCATGGGGATGCGAGGCTGTTCAGCCAAGCTATCATGCCAAGGGTTTGCGTAGCCTGTCTGTCGGGGATCTGGTCATGGAAATCCCAGCGGGTGATGGCGAAGGGTTCTCGCACCCCAATGCTGAAACGACTTTGTACCTGTGTGCGAATGCGGGTTGGGCAAAGTTGTCTGATCGTGCGCGTCATGCATTTATTGCAGACATGCCAACGCTGGAAAGAAAAGTGAACGCACTAGAGGAGGCTGCGTAATGAAAGAATACACCTATCACATTGATGCTGGGCACAGTTACTTGGAAGTGCCCTTGGCTGATGCCTTACGGCTTGGCCTGACGCTAAAAGACTTCGCGCATTACAGCTTTGCGCGGGTCACTGAATTGTTTGTGCCAACCCTCTACCTTGAAGGTGACTGCCACATGTCAATGTTCTTGGGCGCAATGCAGTCCAAGGGTGAGCAATTCAAATTGATTGAAATTGTCCATGATGGGGATGCGCCCTGTCGAGAGTATGGTCGGATAGAGGGGTGATCATGTCACTAATAACATACGAAGCCGTTGATGCGGCTATGCAAAATGCCATTGCCATGGTTGAAAATAAAAACCCTGACGGGTCAATCAACTGGAACTTTATAGACGCTGATGCGTTTTTAGATCTTCAGCCTAAGCACTTGGATGTTGATAAATTTTATTGCTTGTTCGAGCAAATTGCAGAGGAGAAATATTCGTGAATAGTCGCATTTCACGGCGTGAGAAACGCCTGATATTTGTAGAGGCCTTCCTGTCTGGGATGGCCTTCACCGCTGCCATGGTTCTCATGGTCATCGTGATGATGGCTCTGTGATGTACTGGGCAGTTTGGGAAGAGTGGGGCACCAACTATCGCAGATATGCGGAAGCTGAGACCCGCGAGGGGATTGATCAAAAGATCCTAACTAGAAGTGTGTACCCGCCTAAGCGTCACACTATTCAAATTTTTGTAAAGTCTGAGGAGACAACCAATGAAACTGACACAATCACAAAACATTGTTGAGAGTTCAATCAACTTCAACATGGATCTATCTGATGGGCGTGATGCCCAATACATCGTGCCTATGCTGATCGGCGGTGCTGGCCTTGGTAAAACAACCATGGTCAAGCAAGCAACTGCCAACGTATCAGAGAAGCGCGGGGTTCCAATGGAATGCCGCATTGTTTCTCTGGCGCAGTATGACCCGACAGAAATTGCGGGTTGGACAATCCCTTCAGAGGATCGCAGCCACATGGTGCGGATGCGCCCAGACTGGATGCCAACAGATGGCTACGGCGTCATCTTTTTGGATGAGCTACCGCAAGCCATTGTGGCGTGTCAGAACATTGCAGCGCAGATCACAAACGAGCGCCGCGTTGGGCCGCATCACTTGCCTGATGGCTGGGTTGTGGTTGCCGCTGGTAACCGCATGTCAGATCGCGCTGGTACAAATCAGATGCCTTCACACTTGAAGGACCGCATGATGTTCTTGGAGATCGAAGCGGATCTTGATGACACGCTGGCATACTTCAACTCTGTGGGCGTTGACTTTCGCGTCAACTCTTTCCTGCGCTTTCGCCCTGAGTACCTGCACAAGTTCGACAGGGATGCCAATGCTTGCCCGTCACCGCGTTCATGGGAGCGTGTCAGTTCGATCC